ATATCAAGGTAACTACCAAAGAAACCACCAGCGGCAACTACCTGTGTGCCGTCTTCCGCTTGAGGTTGACTGAATTGTTGTTTTGGATCTGTTTGTGGTTTAACTCTAGTTATATTAAAACCAAATAACTCTGCCATAATTTATCCTTTGTTTCTCCTAATACTTATAATAGTTTTAAAAGGGCGCTTTTGACGGCGCCCTTTAAATTTATCTACTATGTAGTAGTGTTTGTTTCAAAATATTGATATTGGAAAGTTACACCAAATGTTTCAACTTCGTCATTCGTTGCAAAATTCAAATCAATAGCCGCTATATCCACTGGAAAAGCGCCTCTTAAAGTATAAGATTTTAATGTATTACCGTTTCTGTCTAATTGGTCAACAAAAGCATCCACTTGATAGTCAACAGGATTTGATAATCCTTCGTTGTCTGTCATATTGTTGATACCATTTTGCCATCTTTCAAAAGCATTTCTTAACTTAAAGTTTGTATCATTATAACAAGTAATAGGCCATTCACCGATTGTTCTATCTCCAGCAATCTTTATGTTTCTACCTCTAAAAGGTACATTCACAACACCGATAGTCATATCAGGTAATTGTGTTGATCTACATAAAAATGCTAGGTCTTCTATTTCGCCACCAACTTGTGCGTAACCAGGAAAAGGCATTGTTACCTTAAACTGATTGGCTCTTGCGCCGCCGCCAGCAAGTTTAGCTTTGAAGTCATTAATGTTTGGCATTGTTATTCTCCTTCTCTACTATTAGCCAGCGACCTCTTCAAAGGCCACTCCTGTTCTGGTTGCTACAAATGATAATGTGATAAAGTTGATACTTCTAGCAGGTTTCACAAAGATTTCTGCTACAAATTCATTTCTATCAATTACATCACCTGTATTGTTAGTTTCATCACAAACTACTAAAAAGTCTGTGATACCTCTTCTACCTTGTACTTCTCTTAAAAAAGGTTCTACAATGTTTCTAAAGTTCGCTCTTGTAAATTCGTCATTAAATTCAAAGAGTTGGAATTTAGAAGCAGTTGATATTGCCTTCTCTAAAGTGATGAACAATCGTCTGACATTGATTCTGTCAAATGCACTAGGTGATGATAAACCAGTTTTATCTCCAAACAAGATTGTACCTTGTCCTGAGAAAGTTGCAACTGGATTTACTCTACTTGTATATAGAGCATCCCTTTGTGATTTAGTTGGGTTGAATGCTAATTTAGCAGCGCCTCTAATAACACCTCTATTTAATCCAGCAGGTGAATACCAAGAGTCTGCCAATATGTCTGTTCTAGCAGCCAATCCAGCAATGTCTCCGTTTAGTGGAACATATCTGTAAACATCATTATATCTGTCGTAAGCATATTTGTAACCACTATCAAATACAACATAAGAAGATGATCTAACTCCATTAAAGAAATCAGTTACATTACTTGTTTGTGTATTTGAGTTTGCCACGTTAACAACATCACTTCTTTGTGGTGAAGCGAATACAACTACATCTTTTCTATTTTCTGCAATTGTAATCATACTATCAACGTGTGAAGCAGAACCACTAGGTCCAGCGATGATTAATCCTACATCAACCGTGTCAGCGTCATTAAACTTCTCGTAAGCAGTTTTTAACTGACCATCAGTTACAGCAGAACCATCTCCACCTCCAGATAATGATTCACTTGTTGGAGTGTCAACTGCTGTGTAAGTTGTACTAGCAGCAGCATTGCCCCAATTGGTTCCAGCAGAGTTATGATCCATCCAAAATACGTAATTAGATTTATTCTGAATTACGGTTGGATAGTAATTAACTTCGCCTTGTGGTGATTTTGCGTCGGAAGCTTTTGAAAGTTTTGAATACGATTCTAAAACCGTTCCAGGAACTCCAGAAACTCCGCCATCTTCGTCAACTACGACTACGTGTATTTCATCTCCAGAACCTGATCTTGCAGAAGCATAAGCAGAAGTTCCAGGAGTACCGTCAACTTGATCTGCGTATCTCCATTTTCTTTTTATTCTTGCATTATCAACGACAGCAGTAATTAAACCACCAGCGCCTCTAGGATGTTGTACAATTGTCAATGTTGTAGAAGCGACATTAGTTACTCTATATTTCTCTCCAGTAGTGAAGTCAACTCCACTAGCAGTAGATGAAAATTCAATAATGTCTCCAGCATTGATATAACTTGTTGCGTTTGCGTCAACCGTTATAGTAGTATCGCCAACAGCAGCACCTCCGTCTGTTTGTTGGGATGTAGTAGTTATTTGTTCAAATGCGTTAGCACTCGGACAAGTTGCGACTAATAAACTATTACCCCAAGCACCTGCTGATCTAGCAGCGAAAGTGCCTACTGAACCTTGTCCAGCGGCGTAATTGTCTTCATAGTCCTGTTTATTTTTTACAAGTAACCCACTACCGTTAGCAGTAGCGTTTAACGTACTTGTTTGGCTAGCTCGTACCACTTTTAATGAGTTTGAATATTGTAAGAAGTTAGCAGCCGAAAAAAAGTACTCAAAGTTATTTGAGTCAGGTTTTCCGAATGTACTTACAAGTTCTTGCTCACTAGAAATAGAAACTATCTCATCTAAAGGACCTTGCGAGAATTGACCAGCAAAGGCGCCGATAGAAGTTGATACTGCAGGAATGATTCTTGTTAAATCTTTTTCCTGTACGAGAACACCAGGTGATACTTGAAATGCCATAGTTTTCTCCTCTAATTAGCTAATTTATATATCATATTTGTTCAAAACTCGTATTATTCATACGCCCATAGTTAAAATTCATTCTTACTGATATTTATAATAAACACAAACCTAATGGTTTTTACGCACCACAGGTATCCATCTATCGCCATATTCATCAATTGTTTCTTCCTCTCCTGCATTAATACCATCATCTACAAAACCAAAAGGTGACATATCTTCCTCTATTAGTTTTTGTTGTTCAGCATACATCTGCTGACGAGCATTTTGATTAGTCAATTCTTTGAAATATCCTTGATTAGATAACCAACCAAAGATAACTAAGCACATCATTAAATCGTCATTTGCCCCCTCCTCAGCCTGCCAGGATTGACCTCTTTTAGCAAATGTTGACATTTCCTCTATAATTTTAAAAGAGTTGATTATTAACTTATCTCCTTCAACAAGTGTCTTAATATTAGCACATCCTATACGTTTTATCTGTTTAGTCATACGAACACCTAAAGATGAACCACGACCACTATACATAGCACCTAATATCTGACCAGCACGACCTTTTTGTGTAGTCATTAATACATTAGGATACTCTATCTCAAATTGTAGTGCTTCTGCTATTTGTTGACCTATATCATTTACTTCGGTTAATATATGTGCCTCATTATATCTTTTTGCAATTTCATTTATTATATTAGGAAATACAAAAGGTTTAACCGTATTGTTTTTATATATTGCAACTACTTTAAAAGGCATTTTAGTTACATCAAATACAACAAATGCTGAATAGTCTTTATCTACTCCTCTTGCGACATCAACCGTAATAACATAAGTATGTCCTTTTATTGCTTCCTCATATTGGTCTACACTTCCTTTTGAAAGAATAGGATCATTGTAAGACACACCTTTTATTTTCGCTGGTGATATAAGCGTGTTTACTGATCCTAAAAATTCACATTCAAACTCTTGTTGGAATTGTTCTGGTGATGTATTTCTTATAGTCATTTCTTTCCATTCTTCATCTCTACCTGGAACCTCTGACCAATGTACTTCAATAGGTACGTAATCGTTTCTTTTCTTTTCTGCGTCTACCCATAGTTTATAAAATTGATTCATACCATAAGGTGTAGATACTATAACCATTTTAGTTTTTTGTCCTGAAGATATTGTAGGATAAACGGAACTAAAAAACATTTCGGCAATGTTTGTAGGTACGAAAGCAAACTCGTCAAGGAATATTATATTATATGAACCACCCCTAATAGCACTTGATGATGTAGCAGCTGCCACAATAGTTGATTTATTTTCTAATTCAATATTACCTTTATTCCAATTGACGACACCTTGTTGCATCCATTTAGGTAAGTTTTCATATGCAAGTTGTAATCTTCCTAATATATCTCTAGCAGTAGAAGACTTATTAGCAAGTATAGCAATATTAGAGTTTGGATTAAACATTGCATAGTGCATTAGATAAGAAATAGTTGTAGTTGACTTACCTGATTGTCTAGGTAATTTGCAAATTGTAAATCTGTTTTCGTGTATAGTTTTAACTATCTTCTTTTGAAAATCATATAATTTAAAAGGTATAAGTCCTTCGTCTAGTGATACAATTCTCACATATGTTTCCATAAAATATAAAGGATCATTAGCACACTTTTGATATTCTAAAATTTGTTCTTTAGTAAATTCTTGTGGTGTGTTAATCTTCTTTAGATTTGGATTACCTAGATATGCGTCTGTACTCATTTAAAATTAAACCATCCTGTTATTATATATTTTTCGTGTGTTTTAGAAATCTGTCCGCTATGTGTATGTGTAAAGTCAGTTGGCCATATTATTGTTAAACCTTTTTTAGCAGGTGTTGTTATATTTTGATATTTAAAATTTGTTCCTGCATTAGGCACATCATTTAAATAAGTCATCCATACTAAACAACGATTTTCAAATTTAGATGTTCTCTCACAATGCCAAGAGTGATATCCTCCACCTGGTGGATACCATTGTATATTTGCACCTTCAGTCATACCAAAAGCATTAAAATTATCTTTTACTTCAGGATATAATTTT